GCGGAACAGGATTACCTGGTCCACAAGCAGGTGGAAATGGCGGTGCAGGTGCAACAACAAGTATTACAGGAAGTCCTAAAAGTTTTTCAGGCGGTGGCGGAGGAAGTGCTACTGTAAGTACATCACATTCAGCGTCAAATGGAAACGGCGGATTAGGAGGAGGCGGTGGTGCTTCTTTCCAAGGTGGTACACACCCAACTAACGGCGGTCAAGGTGGTGCTGGATATAATGCTGGAGCTAACGGAGGTACCGGTTCAGGTACAGCTGGCGGTGCCGGAGGTGCAAACTCAGGTGGCGGCGGAGGCGGCGGTGCTCACGGTGGTGGTTCTGGCGGTGTTGGTGGTTCAGGAATTGTAGTTATTAGATATAAATATCAAAACTAATAATTCACCAGGATAGCTAATCCTGGACTTGACTAAATAATACTATATGATATACATATTTGAAATGAGGAATATATAAAATGAATTTAGAAAACTATTACTATTACTTTCAATCAGTATTACCCCCAAAACTCGTAGATGATATTTTAGCTTACGGCAAACAGCACGAAGCTGAGATGGCAGTTACAGGTGGTGGAAGTAAAGATGATAAAAGAAATACTGATAAAAAAGGCAATCTAAAAAAGTCTATTGTCAAAGACATTCAAAAAAAGCGTAAATCAGATATTGTGTGGATGAACGACACATGGATTTACAAAGAAATTCACCCATACTTACACGAAGCAAATCAAAAGGCCGGTTGGAATTTTGAATGGGACTTTTCTGAGTCTTGTCAATTTACCAAATACGGTGTTGGTGATTATTATGGTTGGCATACTGATAGTTGGAATAAAGCTTATATGAGGCCGCCATTAGAAGATGGTACACGACCAAGAGACCACGGTAAAATCAGAAAATTATCAATGACTATTTCACTTTCACATCCTGAAGAATATGAGGGTGGTAACTTTGAAGTAGATTTAAGAAATAGTACAGACTATGATAATGCAAAACAAAGAAAACATAGTAAACAATTGGTAACAGAAATTAGACCTCGTGGTTCTATTATTGTATTTCCAAGTTTTGTATGGCATAGAGTCACACCGGTAACAAAGGGTACTAGACATTCATTAGTAGTTTGGAGTTTAGGTTATCCATTTAAATAGAGAAAGTATATTATGAGTAATGAAGCAATTGTGAATCACCATTTTCAAACACCAATATGGTTGTTCGAAAAACCAGAGTGGGTAAATAAAGTTAATAAAGCGTGTGACAAATATATTAAAGAGGCTTATAAAAGAGATAAAAAAGGTAAAAAAGATTTTGGTCATTCTTATCATTCAAGTCCTTTAACCAACGACCCTAAACTAAAAGAATTACACGATTGGGTAGGTTCAACAGCACACAACTTTTTAGATGGTATGGGATATGATATGACAAATCATTCATTATTCTATACTGAATCATGGGTACAAGAATTTTCAAAAAGAGGTGGTGGTCATCATAACTCTCATGTTCATGGTAATAATCATGTATCGGCATTTTATTATTTAAAGTGTACAGAGCATACATCAAGGCCGACTTTTCACGACCCTAGAACAGGTGCTAAAATGATGAAACTGCCAGAAAAAGATAGTAAACAAATTTCTTTGGCAAATGATAAGGTAAATTATACACCTAAACCTGGCACATTAATTTTTATACCTGCTTATTTGGCTCACGAATATGGGATAGATGACGGTAAAGATGATTTTAGATTTATACATTTTAACTTACAGGCTGTGAGTAATACAATATTAGAAGGAGTAAAACAATGACACCTGCATTTAAGAAAAACAACTACATGGTAATTAAGAAAGCAATTGACCCTAAAATTGCAGAATTCGTTATGAATTATTTTATGATGAAAAGACAAGTGGCGAGAACCATGTTTGACGAAAAATTTATTTCGCCATTTACAACAGAGTGGGGAGTTTGGAATGATGTTCAAGCCCCAGAAACATATTCACACTACGCTGATATAGCAATGGAAACTTTATTACTTGCTGTTCAACCTAGAATGGAAAAAGAAACAGGACTTGATTTAATACCTACTTATGCTTATGCTCGTATCTACAAAAATGGTGATATATTAAAAAGACATAAAGATAGATTTAGTTGTGAAATTTCTACTACAATGAATTTAGGTGGTGATAAGTGGCCGATTTATATAGAATCTGACCCTAAAAAAGGCGGAAATAATAAAGACGGTAAATATATTTCAGAATACACAGATGGTGTAAAAGTAGAATTAAATCCTGGTGATATGTTAGTTTATAAAGGCAATATTTGTGAACATTGGAGAGATAAATTTAATGGTAAAGATTGTGCTCAAGTCTTTTTACATTATAACAATGCTAAGACAAAAGGTTCTAAAAAGAATATGTTTGATGGCAGACCTCACTTAGGTTTACCTTCTTGGTGGCAAAATAAAGTAGACCACACAAACACGGAATTCTAAATATTAATATGGCTATCGAAGACAAAGTAAATCAAATTCTAGGACTAGAACCTGCTAAATCTCCTATGGAAGAAGTAGTTAAGGAAGAGGAGTTTAAGGCGCCTGTTGTTAGAACGGAAGAAAAAGATACAGATGTCGATAATGACCATAAGAATAGTAGAGAACACTATTACAATCTTATAGAAAAGGGTCAAGAAGCTATTGAGGGTATTTTAAATGTTGCCAAAGAGGGTCAACACCCTAGAGCATACGAAGTAGCATTAGCTGGCATAAAAAATGTTGCAGATACGGTAGATAAGTTACAAGACTTAAATAAAAAATTAAAAGACTTAAAAGAGTTACCTAAAACTGCTAATGCAAATATTAAAAATGCTTTGTTTGTTGGTTCAACAGCAGAATTACAAAAGATGTTAAAGAATGATGATAAAGTTATTGAAGGCAAAGCAACAACACCCGAAGAAAAAGATATTTCAGATAAGTAAACTTGGCTATGTCAAAAATGGCATAATGTTACAAGACATACTTGACGGTAAAGAAATGTTAGATTGTGTTGAAATAGAACACGACACAAATCCAAATTACGATAAAGAGTATTTTGTTTATAAGGGTAGTAGTCGTATTGAGGCGGCTGTTCAAATGGGTTACACACATATTGAAGGTATAATTATATGAGAGAACATGAGTTTGATATATCTACACAAATAGGTGGTTGGTATATGTCAAAGAAAGTTATTGACGATATATCAAAATTTTGGAAAACTCATAAAGACAAATCACATAATGGTGAAATGCGAGTGCATGGTAAAACGCAAGTTATCAAGTCTATTAAAGAAGCAAATGAGATAATGATACCTTTTTATGAACAAAGTGAACCTTGGTTAGAATATAAAGAACAGTTATATAAAGCTATAGAGAAATATGTAGAAAAGTATCCACATATGAAAGACAATGCTACTTTTGCTTTAGGAGAACATTATAATTTACAAAACTATCCAGTCGGTGGTGGTTTTAAAATATGGCATTTTGAGAATGATTTTAGAAGTAAATCACATAATGCTCATAGATGTTTAGTTTTTATGACATACTTAAATGATGTAGAAGATGGTGGCACAGAATTTAAATATCAAAAAATTACTAGTCCTGCTAAAAAAGGATTAACTTTGATATGGCCTGCTTATTGGACACATACACATAGAGGTGTTGTAAGTAAAACAAAGGAAAAAACAATAGTCACAGGTTGGATAAACTATGTTGACTATTTACAGAGAAACAAATGACAGACGCATACTTAGGCAATCCAAATCTTAAAAAAGTAAACACACCAGTTGAGTTTACAAAAGATAATATCAAAGAATATAAAAAGTGTGAAAAAGACCCGATATATTTTATGGTTAATTATGTTCAAGTAGTTTCGCTTGATGAGGGTTTGGTGCCATTTAATATGTGGGACTTTCAAAAACATATCGTAAGGACAATACATGACAATCGTTTCACAATTTGTAAATTACCTCGTCAATCAGGTAAATCTACCACTACTATATCATATCTTTTACAT